CCCTTCCGCATGTACTGAACGGAAACCTCGACCACGTTTTCCTGCAATACGTCAGTGATCGTCACTTGCTCAGGCACGACGTTGTCGTCTAGCTCTGCAATTTTTCCAAACTGGCCAATCCGGCACTGAATGATGCTGATAGCCACCAGCAAGAGCGCTTTTTTGAGCGCATCGGGCGAGCCGAACACTTTCACGCTGATCGCCCCCTGTGACACCGCGCCGTCGATGCCGGTGGTTTCCTGGTGAACGCCAGAAAAATCCGTAGCAGGGTAGGGCGGGGCAGCATACCGCTGCTTGTCCACTACTCGATAACTCATGTCCAGGCCGTTCGGGTCAACAACGAACTGGACCTGCTCCCGCTTGTAGCCCGGCTGAAGTGACGGGAGAACCAAAATTCGAATGGCCTCGCTCCAAAGGTCCATGTGAGCCACTCGAGCGCGTCCCATCAGGACGCGGGTGTTGTAAAAATTCCCATCCCTGGTTTCATCGATAGAAAATCGATTTGAGAGCAAGCGTCGTTGAGTCAGCGCGCTCCGCTTCTCGGGTGTCCTGGCCCCATTGTCCAGCTGCACTTCCGCCGGGAAATCCCCGCAGTAGAGTAGGCATACCTCAATCGAGAATGCGATTCGGTACACTCTGTTAGCAATAACCTGGGTTACTTGAACAGACCTTGGCTTTGGTCCATTGTCCAAGTCGGTGGCCGGACTGAATCTGTCTCCGCCGAAGCTGCTTTGGCTGGATTGGTTCTGGGAGGTGATCGAGGCAACAGCCTCCACCACAGTGGCATCGCCCTGCCGATAAATGAAGTTTTGCCTTGGTACGGATAGCAATGCGTGGACGATTTGCAGCTTTTGCTGGGATGTCAGCAGCGCTCCGCCAGGATTCAGCGGCGCGCCGTCCGCGCCGAGGTGGTCTGACAGCGTAGCTACCCATTCCGATAGGTCAGAGTCCGACACCAGGGATTCCACGGAAATGTTGAACCGATTGAACATTCGGTCAGTTCCGCTGTCGTCATACTGCACTGACTGGTCGAACGTGCGAGTCAGGACATTGCGCAGGTGGACACCGTTGTAGATTACATCCGTGCCTTTATCGCTGGTGTTGTATGACATTTCAGTAATTGCTTCAGGTGGGTTATGGTGCTGCGCCGGCAGCATCAGCCCGCTGCTGGCCAGAAGGCATTGGAGGGATCGCTACGTGATGCTGCTGTGCCATTTTCTTGAGCCCATCGGCCTGCACTTTTGCACTGCGGTCGGGAATGCCAGGCTTTGGAGCCTTCGCGGCCTTGAGGGCGTGCTTCTGCAATTGCATGCCGAACATGTCGGCCAGGATGTTCGGATTGGCCTTTGCCTTCGCGTCACGCTTTGCTGCCTCAGGGGTGTTTACGTTTCCCGAAGCTGCCGCGTCTGCCTGCGCTAATTGCTGCCTGCCCCATGCGGTTTCTTGCATACGGGCACGAGCTTCTTCTTCCTTCCGCTTCCTGTACTCCCTCAATTGGTCTCGATTGAGAGACCTTTCGTATTGCAACTCTTCTTGCATCGAGCGAGACAGCCCTACTTGCTCAGGCACCCCCAGGTACTCTTTGACCGCCTGCCCGGAGCCATCGCAGCCTCTCGTAGGCAATGAGCCAATAGCCACGGCCGTTGCCCCGGCAGCTGTTCCCATGTTGGACCATGCCTGGCTGTTGCCAGTGACCATGCCGATCGCTTGGTCTACCGTTCCAGTCGCCAAGTCTGTGGAATCGTCAAGCAGCTCTTTTGGGGTTCGACCAGTCCAGTTTTGAGTTTGCTGATTAAGCCAGTTCAAGAACCCGGTGGTCTTTTCAGTAATCCAAGTGGTTGCTTTATTCGTGGCATTTTGAAAACCGATTTCCCACGGTTCCATTGCTTCTTCAAGTTTGTCCAGCGCCTGGGTCAGCTTGACCGTGGATTTCTCGGTTTCTTTAGCTTTGTGCATCTCCCGGAACAGTCGATTCGTGTCTAGCTGGGCAAATGCTAACGACCCCGCGCCACTGTATTTCATCGTCCCTCGCTGTGCGTTGGACAACGTGTTTGCGAATCCGTGGACCGCTCGAACAGTATCTGAAATAGCGGAAGCAAATCGACCTACAGGGCCCAGCAGCCTGACAAATCCGGTCCCGAGCTGCCGCATCCGTGATTCGGACTCGCCACTGTCTTGGTTGCCTCCCATCCAACTGAAAGGCTGCTGCCAAAACATGTTGTTTCCAGCGCCGCCCATGTTCTGAGCAGCCATTTGCTGCTGCAACAGCCCAGGCACCTGACGTGCGGTGTCCAGAAAAGACTGGCGTGAGTTGCTTGCACCAAGCCGCCCGCCCTGTAGGCCTCCTGTCCATGCGCGATTCGCCAGCTTTAATGCTTGCTGGCGAAACGTGCGGTTATAAACGGATCCGTTTTGCCGCGCGTTTCTTGCCGAGCGGCTTGCAACACGGTCGGCCAAAGACATAGTGCGACGTTCTTGTATTCGCCGCATCCGCTGCTGCCGGTTTCCTTTTAACACCCGGCGAGCAGCTAACTGCCCTGTTCGGCTTGCTGCGGCCGATCGAAGAGCACCTGCCAGTACCTGCCACATTTGCTATTGTCTCCTCGAAGCCCGCAACATGCTGGACATTCGCTTGTGCAGATACCTGGCGGTTGCTTCGTCCATGCAAATCGCCTCAAACATCTCGACTGGACGAGCCACTCCTCGCTTCAATTCTCCTACGGCTGCTTCGTATCCGTATCGGACAACGTCCGCTCCTCGGGCTCGGACTCGATTGGTGTTGAGGCAGAGTCCGACATATCGCTCGTAGTCGGTTTGCTCAATTTGGGTGACATCGCATCCGTAGTCGTAGGCGATTTCGGAGAACCTACGGTATTTTTTTTTAACTGCTCGATGTAATCCACGAACGACCGCAGGAGCCCCATCAGCTCCATGTGAGTCAGTCCAGTGCCGAGCGAAGAGTTGAACCGCGTCACCCCAAACACATCGCAGATTGCGTCCAGGCAGATTTCATAGGCCACTGAGTCACCCTGCTCGGCAAGAGCAGGATGCACGTCCCAGCGACACTTTTCGTGAGTCTCCAGCTTTAGCTGAAGTGCGAGCGGGTCTTCTCGCCGCAACCTGCTGCCGTCAAAAAAACGAAACAGCTTGCGGTTTGACTTTTTGAATAACCACGAAAACATTTTTACTCCCCCAAGCAAAAAGGTTACGGTGTGATTGGGTTGGGTTTGGTCGTGTAAGGACCAGGCGCGCCAGCAGGAGCCGAGTACGCGCCGTAGCTTGCATCCTCCAGAACACCTGCCCAGGCGTGTCCGCAAGGCGGGCGGTGGCATTCAAACGTGAATGACCATTCGGAGAATTTAGAACCCTCGGTAACTTCAATCGCTTGTACCGGGACAGCGCACCAGAAGTTCCGAACGTCTGAGGCTACCTCAGGCATGATGCAGAGCCGCATTGATCGGTTGGTCAGCAGGAATCCCCCGACGAGGCCTTGCGTTGTGAATCCGTTGGAGTCCAGGATGCCGCGCTTTCGGATAACGTCGATCGAGGCGGGAGTGAACGTGCTGAGCGTGAACGAAACGATGACGATTTCGCCCAGGTACTGCTTTTCGATGGGAGGCCCCTGGCCACCACCGTTCCGGTCTCCATGCACGTCAACGTAAAACGGGTGGTTCTGGTATCGAACCCCGTCCGTCGAGATTCCCAGGTCCACCAACGCGGTGTTGTATGGAGCTGCAAACGCGATCCGATGAGCTCCCGTCCGGTATGGCGTATGACAAGGGAGCGAGTAAGAGTACGGCATGGTTCATCCCCAGGTGCGATAAGACACAAAACAGGGTGGGCGACCAATAAAGACCGCCCACCCTGGTTGCGAAAGGAAGACTAGGCAGTCACGTTTTCAAATTTGAAGCAGCTTGCCGGAGCGATGATTCCGCAGAACTGGTCGTTCACGACGTGGCCGTCCATTCGGCGGTTCTTCGGGTCGTTCTGAGTCTCCACGGTCATGTCTTCGTAGAGGAAGACCATCGCAGAGCTGAAGGAAGGACCGCTGTTGGCCTTGGCCATCAGACCGCCTGGTCGGCTGACCAGGTACACCACGTTGTCCGCGCAGACGTAGCTGCGGGTCGGAGTGGAGGCACCTCGGCGGCTGGTCACCATTACGGTGTCTTCAACCACAATCGGGATGCCGTACAGCAGGGTCGGGAGCCCGAATTCGGAGTAATCCGGCAGGTCACCCTTCCAGTGCTTCAACGCGTCAGTCGAATGCTTGATCGCATCGACCATTTCCTGGCATTCACCGATCTTGCGAGCGGTGTAGGGGTTCATGACGAGCCGCATGTCGGCCTTGTTCTTCACGACACCGAGGGTGTCCTTCAGAATCAGGTCGCGGGCGTGGTTGATGCTCTTCTTGATGTCCATCCGAGCAGTGGTGCTCAAATCCCAGCGGCCGGATACGCCAGAAATCGAGGTGACGTCAACACGGTGGCCAGTGTCCCAGTTCGAGTTGGTCTCGAAGGCCAGGTGCATTTGGCGAGTCCGGCCTGTCATCGCCTGCTGAGCGTGATTGGCCGCTTCGACAGCCTTCACGTCCCAGCCGGCTTGCTCGACAGCCTTTTGGCCAAGGCGGAACGGGAAGTCATACCGCTGAGTGCGGTAGTCTGCCCAGGCCACGGTCTCCAGGCCGTCGTTGTGATTCGGTCGGTCTGCACCGTCCGGCCAAACAAATTCATCCAGGGTTCCACCAACGAGACGACCAGCCTGTTCGGCAGTCATTCGCAGGTAGTATCCAGAGTCCTTTTTGACTTCCCGATACTGAGCATACCGGGCCAAGGGGAAGTCCTTGGGGTTGCGGCTGTATTGGGTGATCAAGTAGCCAGTGGCCGCATGGTCCTTGATGTAGGTGTTCGAATTGCCTGGGAAAAAAGGTGCGCCAACGGGCATTGTTGATTTCCTCAAAAATGCGACCGCAGGAAGCGCGAACCTTCTGTAACTCAGAACCAGCGGGGAAGCGCTGATTCAACAGAGCGGTTAGCAATCGTCTGGCGTGGGGTGAGACCAAAAGGCTCGCGCCACCTGCTTGTCTTGTTTTTCAGATCCTTGAAACTAAACGGAATATTCAGTTGCCTATACAGCCAACAGATTCACTACGGAGCAACGCCCTGTTCGAGAATCACTTTCACCAGCTGGTTTGCAGCGCCAGCGCCCGCACGGGCGATGGCGGAGTATTTGTCATTGGACGAACAGGCAACTGCCTTGCCAGCAGCATCAGGCTTGAGATACTGTCCGGCCTGAACGGCACCGCCGGCCAGAACCTCGCAAGTGTCGCCCAGTCCAAAAACCCGACAGGCGTTTCCGGTCGTAGCGGCTGGCCCGAGAGAACCGCCTGGCAATACTGGATCTTGAGGTGCGTAGTCGCTGACTCCAATTGCAAGGTCGCCCGCATCGCAAACTTCGATTTCGTGGTCGTTGTTCAGCAAGATATTGACGAAAACAGAAACGGGAATGTCTTCGCTTGCTACATAAGAAGGAGCAGAGTGGCTCATGATTTAAAACTTTCAAAAACAGTGTGAGTTTCAGGTTTTGGTTGACGACTCGTTGCTATCGCCTAGCTTTTGCGTTGGCGAGCCATGCCGAGAGCAGTGTCCCAGTCGATCCAATCGCCCTGGTTCACCTTTTCGTTGAAAATATCCTGAGCAGCCTGGCACTCGGCGGCAAATCGCTCCGTGTCTTTTTCGGTCATCGGGAGCTCGCCTTGAGGGATTCGAGCACCGCCAAGCGCTTCAGCTCGAGCACCGAACTTTTCAAGCGAGGCCAGGTGCTTGTCGAAGTCCTTGTCAGTCATGGCCGAGCCGGCCGAATAAAGGCACTTTTCGAGCTCTTCGTCGCAGTCGATGATGCTGTACCGATTTGACAACGTCTCAAGCTGAGCACGACGACGAACGTCAGCAGCGTTGCGATGCTCGGCCTGCATGACGGCAGTCATCTTGTTGATGGTCTTCATTTGCTGGGCGACCGTGGTCTCCAGCTGACCGATGCGAGCTTGGTAGCGGTCAACGTTGACGTGCCGCTGAGCAGAGTAAGGCTGATTCATGTTTTCCTCGTCGTCTTCCTCGTCTCCCGGTTCGGGCAACGCTTCGTAATTTTCTTCGTCCTGACCACCAAGGCCCGGATCTCCAGCACCAGGAGCACCAAGACCGCCGGCTGCACCCGGACCTGCGGCAGGCGGAGCAGCCAATACGGAATCGCCACCACCAGCCGGAGGGGCTGCGCCGAGAGCGCCGCCCGGACCGGCCATCGGGTCTTGATTGCCGCCCATGCCCGCGCCTTGAGTCAGGAACTGAGGCATGGAGCGGATGAATTGTATTTCAGGCATCTGCTCAATTGCGGCAACAATTGCGGCAATGTCCTGGTCGCTGATGTTGTTCGGGCCCATTGTGTCCTCTTGTTGTGTTTGCGGTGGCACGCTGTCACCATAGACAGCCTTTTCCACCTGGTTATTGCCTGGAACGTGCGTATTACTGCCGCCCGGGGAGTAGGCCGGAGCGACGACTGAGTACCGCTCAACCTCGGCTTCAGTCGAGGAGTCGTACTTTGCCGGCATGGCCAGCCGAGGAGCTTTCGCGCCGAGCGCAGCAATCGGGTCAAACCACCTCTGTCCGGTGCTTCGGAGAGTATTCAGTTCGATGCTTCGGCGGGGAGCTGACTGAATGTCATTAATCCGGTCCCTGCGGTGGTATTCATCGCCAAAGATCGCAAAGACTGGTTTCTCGTGACCGATCATGCCGAGGCGATATGGACCGGCGAA